CGGAACATTGAGAATAACGGATTTTACAACCTCGGCAAAATCTTTCTTTTGCTTTTCGGTAAGACGAGTTAAGTCTTCGCCGTACAAAGCCCGCTCTTTGCGGAGCTTCTCGACGATTTCCTTGGTAGTCTGCGCGGCCACTTCCCCGATATACGGCGCCAGTTTTTCTTTCATAGCGTCATCAAAGAACGTGCCCATCGCTGACTTGAAAACCTCCATTTGTTTTTCATCTTTTGGATCCATAATTTTATTTCCGGTGCGACTCGCGGGCGGCTATGTTAAACCGCTCCAGCGCTTCGCTACCGGAAGTTACAATTGCTCGCAAGACCTCGCGACTGAATTTCCAGTCGTCGAACGATCCCGCGGGGATTGACCTTTGTTTTGGGGAACTCCCATCGTTGGAGTTATCCTCCCCCTCGCCACCCTGGGTGTCTGATGCACTGAGCATCTTTTCCAAAGCGACGCTTATTGCCTTTAAGGCTTCGATGGCTTGTTGAATTTGCTCTCGGCTTGCGGTTGAGAGCGTCCTGCCGGCTTTCAATTCTGTTGCTTCAATACTTTTGTCATCGGATGGTTTAGGCACGCATACTAAATCTCCATTGCCGTCTTCTTCCAATACTCCTTCACTTCCGTCTTCCAATTTGCAAGGATCATCCTCCTGTGGAGCTTTAGCTTTTTCTTCAAAAATAATGCCTTTGGTGGCAAGCATGCCAAGATCAAGGCCGAGTTTTTGCGCTTGGCCAAGGGATAGCGCCTGCGGATTAGCCGGCACTGGCACAAAGCTGAATTCCAAAAGCTCGTTTCCTTTTTCGCTTTGGCCGTCCATGCGCATGGTAGCAGGAATGAAACCGACTGACGTTGCGCGCACGATTCCTGATTCGTAGAGCGTGCGGACTTGCTGGGCAAATGGGTTGGCTTCGGCTGGCGCAAATTTACCCTCGGCCACTAATACCGGCTGGCCGTTTACGATCTGTTTTTCAATGCTGGTAGCAATGCCGATCGGCAGCGAGGAATAATCATGCGCCCACAGCACGACGGGATTGTTATTGTAGTTGTTTAAGTCCCACAAATTCTGGTCTACCGAATCGCCTTGGCGATCAACAGCGGGTGTAGAAATGATAACGCGGAACGTTCCGGAATCAGTTGCAGCTTTGGTCTTTTCTATGAAATCGATAAATGGTTCTGTTGCAATCGCAGCAGAAAACTTTGCTTTGGCTTCGTCTGTGAATTTTTCAAATAATGTTTTCATGTTTTTTTATTTTTAATAATTAATTGGCTAGATCTTCGGGGCGGATATAGCACCTGCAATCCGGATGCAGAGGCGGAGTTTCTACATCTGAATAACTCACATCGAACGTTGATCCGTCCGAACCTTGTGCGGTATCGCCTTGATTGAAAAAATTGTTATCGATGCTTATCACTTTGCCGTCGAGCGGTTCGCACAAAGGGCAAACCAAGCTGTCTTCAGCGGTGTACCATTTAATCGTCGTCACAACGTTCGATTGTTTCCACGCTTCTTTGGTGGCAAGATTTGCGGTTCTAAATGCTTCGGTTCGCGCCACCATTTCGGCTCGTGATTCATCGCTGTACTCATAAATTTGGGAAATCGTATCTTTCAGTTCACTGATTGATTGGCCTTGACTGATGCCCTGATCGAGTTTGCTTTTTAGTAAATCAAGTGTCGTTTCGTTATAGCTTTTAGCCATTAACTCAATAGATCGTTCGAGGACTTGTCGTGGCAAATTTATCGTATCGACGCCTACGAGCGAGCCGGCTTCCAGTCCCTCTTTGTCATAGAGATCAGTCAACGAAGGCGTTACAAAATCAATCGTGATTCCAATTTCGTTTTGAAGATTAAAGAGCGCAGCTTTGTCGATACCCTTGGTATTTTTAACACTCTTAATCGCCCGCTCAAGATTGTTGAGCACCCGAGTTTTTTGACCGTGATTAAATTTGCGCATCGCGTTGGCGACCAGTTTAATGTAAGGCGTGACGCGAGTTTCAAATGATCGGTAAATAACTGCCCAGTCTTTGTCGGTCAAATCGGTGATGCTTTTTTGGGATATTTCTTTTTGCTGTTTTTGGAATTCTTCAAATGCAGAGACCATCTTTTCGGTAAAGTCTTTGGTCAGTCCTTGGCGCATCTTGGCAGCCTTGGCATATTTGACGCTTGGACGCGCTCCACTGCCGGTCTGCAAATGCTTTTTGCGCTTTTTGTTCTTATTTTGTTCATCCTGCTGAACATTCTGTTTGGTAGGCTGAATACTTTCCCCTATTGGCTGCATCATCAGCGGCGCGAGCGGCCTATCAGCGTTATCGATCGGTTCATAGCCGAAATATCTCTCGCGTTGTTCATTCGGACTTAATACTCCGACCGATGCTGCCATCTCTTTTACTTTCAGTTCAGTATTTTCTGGCACCGGATCTTCAAAGTCGAGAAATAAGTTTTCACCATAGAGTGGCACAAGGAATTCGTTAAGGTACGAAACAATGAGCTGCATCTTTGGCTTGATAGTTCGCAAGGCAAAGATATAATTCGTTGCTTCGGCATTGGCTCGGTTGACGTCGTCGGTAATTCCAAGCACTGTTCGCGGGACCCGAAAGCCGGCAAGGATTCTGTCACGCATCATGACCATAAGGTTATTAAAGTCCATGTCCTTTTGGCTCTCGCTTGCTTGGGTGTATTTAGTACCTTTGGGAAGAATTAGTGTTTTGTAAGCACTGTCATATCCTTTGTGAATTGCTTCAAAAGATTTTTTGATAAATTCCAATTGCGCCTCGGTTCTGGTATTTTCGCTTTCGAGTATACCTCCGATTCTTGCACCATTTATAAAGAATCTGCGATTAAATTCCATAGCATAGTTATCAGCATCGATCCACAGGGGAATAGATTGCGCAGTGCCTATGCCTTCATGCAGGTCACTGGGATCGGGATATTTTAAGTGCAAAATTTCAGCAGGATCAAATTCATAGCGTTTGCCGTAGGAAGTGTATTCAAATTTAGTGATGCGGCTTGGGAATTGCGTGTGGTCGACAACGACGCGTACCCCGGCCGGATTGAGCGGATAGAGCGCTCTTGGCTTGCCATTGGGTTTTCCGTCCTTGCCGGCTTTTACACCGTCCATAACTGCATAAAAGTTCCCTGCAAGCTCGAGATGAGAACCCATTAAATATTTCAATTCATATCCTGTCTGAGCTTCATTGACACCGTTTAAGAGGTCAAGGATGTCGTGGTCAAATAGCTCAGTTGCTTCATCGCCCTTCATTTCAAAAAGCCGCCATCGCATGTTTGCGATTTCCTCTGAGATTGCGCGAACGCAGGCGTAAACCCAGCCGTTGTAGACCGTCATCGCTTTGGCCGGCGATACGCGTTTACTGGAAGCCCAAATTGCAAAAGGATCATTATTGGATGAATCCATCCAGCCGATACCAGAAACGCTTTTACCGATTAATCGGTCAATAAATTTTTGAATAAAATTTGCCATTTTTTACAAACAAAAAAGAGGACCTGCAGCAGGAATCTATCGTTGAGATAAACTCATGTCGCAAGTCCTCTTGTGTTCCAAGCGAGACTTAAATATTGTTTTGAAAAACGTACTCTAAATATATTATACCTCGTCCACTTTTTTATGCAAGAGTCAGATTGCAATAACGGTCAAGTTATCGTCTTCCCCGGGCTTTCTCTTGATAGTATATTCGGTGATTTTTATGATGCCGTGTTCTACTCTTATCACAATTATTCCGAATTTAATTTGAGCTGCAAGAGTCATCACCTCATTCCATTCGGCAGGGATTTCGCGCATCACTCGTGTTTTAGAAATTGGCTGATTCATATGGCGATAACTTCTTCCATTTTTAAACCTGACTCGACAAGGCCAAGGATCATGTACACGAGCGCGTCAACCAAGTCATCGTGTTCTTCGCTGCCAAAGCCGAAAAGCTGTATCAGCAAATCTTCGCATCCCCTGCGCGGAAATCGTACTGTACCGTTTTTGATGTAGGTGGCGGCGATTCTTAATCTTGCGCGTTTGTCTTTTGATGGGTGGATTCTTTCGATCGGCAAACCAGCTCTTTCAATTTCATCGTTGGCGGCTTTCTGGTAGGCCACTTCTTCAGCAAAGGTAATCTGATTTTTGTAGTATTGGTTGTGGAGAATTTTTACTGCTTCGATGGTCTCACGCATGTCGATGCGCTGGTTAACAGGACCAGGCATGACATCAATGTGCGCTTCACCTTTTTCGTCGTAGCTGAGAGCACCGGTTACCGCAGATGTATAATCAGCTGTTTCTTTTTTACTGATGGCATAGTCCAATCCAGTTCCGTAGATGGACACTTCCTTGCCAGGCAGATCATAGTAAACAATATCTTCGGGCTTAACTTCCTGGCCTTCCTCCGGCACAATTCGCAAAAGATATTCTCTCTGCCAAGAAGTGGGACCCGCTTTATCGCGCTGGATATCAAGGGATTCCTTGGTGGGATATTTAGCAGGCCATAAGCAATGTTCTTGTTCGTCAATCAGCGGATATTCCAAAACGGTAAATCCTTTATCGCCTTTCATGCGCGAAAGCAATGCGTCCATATGAAGCTGATTGCCAATGAGCACTAATTTTCCAATCCGTTCGTTTAATGCCGGTATGACTTCTGCACGCAGCCAACGTTCGGTTTTGTCTCGGTTTTCTTTGGTGCGAACCCATTCAAGGTCTTCAGGATCATCGACAACAACAAGTTCGGGACGATATTGGCGATGGCGCAGTCCCCTGACTTTTTGACCTCTCGATCGCGCAAGGATTCTGACACCGTTGGCCAAAAGGATATTTTCTTTCTGCCATTCTTCATCGCTTTGCATGTCGCCGTAGTCGTTCCTGATAAGCTCATTGGTTTCAAGTTCGTAACGGATGTTGGCGATGTTTACTTTTGCCTGCAGTGTAGTATCGGCAATGGGTAAAATAAAATTATACTTTTTTTCTAATGCTGCCCAAAGTGGCAACGCCAGCGAACCAAATGTTGATTTAGCACTTCCTCTAAAACCGAGAATTAAAAGCATGCGTTCTTTATCGTCGCCAAGTTTTTCGATAAGCTCTCGGTGAAATATGGCCGGATTTAAATTGAAGTAATGGTTTAAGTACGTGATGCAAAATCCAAAAAGCGTTTTAGCTGCTTGCCTGCGATAATCATAATCGCCTACCAGCGCGTTAGCCTGATCCTTTGTCAGCGTCGGTAAGTTGTTGGTTGGGCTGTTCATGTTCTTGGACGCTTTTTATAATCCCCCAGCGGATCATGGTTTCGAGGAGCTGGGCTTTTTGCTCAATAGTCAAGGCGACTTTGGGCCGATGTTCAATGACGCCGATTTTGCGATTAAAGACGCCTGCATCAAACAGCTTGTCAATCATATCTCCGTGCGACTCGCGGACTTCTCTAAGCGCTGCGATTTTCTCTTTACGGGTCGATAAATTTGAGAGAGCAATTGACCAGGCGTTTTTTGCGACTTCAGTTAGGACATCCTCAAACGCCGACAGTGCAGATGAAAGAGTCTTTTGGTCAATCCGCACTGTCCGCTCGCGCAGAATTTTATCCCGAAGAAAGGCTATGTATTTCAAGTTTAGATTCAGACCATTTTCTCCAAGCTGGCGTTGAATCTCAATAAGAGGCATATCATGCTGGATTACCATGAGCTTCTTGATGTTGGAAATATAATTTTTTACCTGTTCTTTTGACCTTTTTGGCATCGTGTAAATCGGGCGATTAGGTCGTTTTTACGAACAAATCGTATCTTTTTCTTATAACGTCGCAGTATGCAGGATCGAGTTCCATTAAGTATGCCGACCTTTCCGTTTGTTCAGCGGCCATCATGGTGCTTCCCGAGCCACCAAACAGGTCAATTACAGCGCCACCTGGGGCGCAAGACTTGCGCACCGCGCGTCCTGCCAGCCGAATGGGCTTCTGGGTCGGATGCTCGTATTCGCTCGATTTATCGCGGGATTGGAACCAAACATCAAGCCGTTCTTCAAACGTCAGCTTATCTAAGTCCCAAACTTCCTTTTCAGTAGTCATGAATTTATTGGTGTAATGTTTGCGACCCTCTTTCCAGCCAAACATGATCGGCTCATAGATTCGGTGATAATCCTGACCCATGGCCAAGATAATTCTTTCCTTGAGCCAGATGATAGTTTGGCTGAAGTGAAAACCAGCTTCGGCAAAAGCTTTGAAAAATTGCTCTTGCGTTTTGGTGGCGTGGCAGACATAAATTGGTGCATCCTCGGTTGTGTAGTCAAAAGCGTTTTTAAACGAGGCCAGCAGAAATTCATAGAATTCTTCCGGTGACTTGTTGTCATTAAAGATTTTTCCGCCGTTCATGAATTTCTTTTTGCGCTCACCATGGATGGCCGTGTACTTGGCATATTTGTAATCCACATTGTAAGGCGGATCGGTAAATATCATATTGGCTTTCTGTCCGTTCATAAGCTTGGCCACATGCTCAGGATTTGTGGAATCGCCGCACATTAATCGATGGCGTCCCAGCTCGTACACTTCGCCGAGCTTTGAAACCGGATTGGTAATGGCTTCGTATTCTGCTTCAGCATCAAAATCATCCTCTTCTGTTTCTTGGTTAACGCCAAACCTTTCATGCAGCTCTACTTTTTGAAAACCTGAATCAAGCAAAATGTTTTCATCAATATTGGCCAGCAAACTCCAGTCCCATTCGCCAAGATTCTTATTAAGCCGTAAATTCAATTCTTGCTCCCTCTTGAGGTCAGGAATGTCGATATACAACACCGGCACCTCATGGATTTCCAATTCCTTAGCAGCCCTTAAACGGAAATGTCCGCCAATCACGATATTCTTCCGATTCTCAGCTGAATTGACAATTATTGGATCAACAATACCAAATCGCTTAATCGATTCTTTCAAATCTTTCAAAGCCTGATCGCTGAATGACCTTGGGTTATATTCAGCGGGTTTCAGCTCGATGATTTTTACATTTACAATCTCCATGCGTTTTATTGATTAATAGTAATTTCAACTTTGACGGATCCCTCTTTGCTGGATGAGCCCATATTTTCAAATGAGCCGTCGAGCTTCTTGTCGTTTTTAAATAACGCGTCTGCAATGCTTCCGAATACATTTTCGCCGTCAGCATGCGCTTCGTTCTTCCACCAGATTTTAATATCCATGCGCACTTTTTCGTTTCGCTCAATCTCAATCGGCTTTCCGTTACGAACGTTGCTTTGTTCGACCCGCTGAAGTAGTTCTGTGTGTTTGTTTTCAATAACATCAAAAAATGCCTTTTGAACGTGGGCTTTCCAGTTGACGTACCTTTGGACTTCCGGAGTCCAAGATTGCCGGTAGGTTTTCTTGATTTTAGGAATAGGATTACCGAACTGATCGCCTTGATTACCTCTAATGATAAATGTAATTTTCATAAATTTTTCATGCTAAATTTTGAAGCTAAAAAGTTTCGCATTTCGACGATGCGTTTTCTGTTTTTGATATCTGCTGTGGATAAGTCCGTTCCCTTTTGTAATAACTTTTGTATATAAGTTGATTTTGTAGTGTCCACTTTTTGGACGTCCAGATTCTGGACAGGTCTTCCTATTTGCGTTTCCAAAATCTGGACAGGTTTTGAGGTTTTAACAGGGTTATCCACAGGCAGTGAGCCAGCAAGATTAAGCCGGTAAAATACCTTGTTTCCTGACCTTTCTTTTGATGTTTTTAGGCGCTTGGCTTTGTCGTTGTAAGCTTCAATGATCCCATATCGAGCCAGTGTTTCTATGGCCGAACTGACCGAGCTGTGGCCCCGGCCGGTCTTTTGCATAAGCTGGCTGCGCGAGATCCAATCTTTTTCTTTGCGCCGGCCGGTAGCTGGATCTATAACCCAGCCGAGCGTCTGATCGGTGATCACCAAAAGAACCCGCAATTCGACGTCTTTGAGCCGGGGCATCCATTTTCGGATGATGATATGAGGTATTGGACTGGTGTTAGGGAGTATGAGTTCCATATTTTTTGGAAGAGAACACACGAGCATAGCTCGCGTAGTTTTCTTTATTAAGAATGCAGCCGCTGATCTCAGCCCTCACGCCACTGCGGCAAGAGCTGAGTCAGTGGCCACAAACCCCTTAGTTATTTGCCACTCTTAACTTTTGCCTCGGCGGGTTTCTTTGCTTTTGGTTCGGCCTTTGGTTCTTCATCTTTCATTGCAGCCTGCTGGGCTTCAATGTGCTTTTTGACGAATTCCTGGACTCGTCCAAAGCCGGCTTCCAGTTCTTCTGGCCTTAGCGATTCGACCACTGTCCAGCTCATCGTGCGGAAAGCGTAGTGGATGGCGTCGATCTTGAGTTTCTTTTGATCGGCAGCTTGTCCTGGCCAAATCGAGACTAAGTAGTTCTCAATTTCTTCAAGCCATCGCTTTTTTTGCTGCTTCCATTCGTACTTTTCTTCTTCGGTGCGGAAGAGCGTTCCAGCGTCGCGCTCGGCTACTGTCTCGAGCTTTTCGGGCGATTCGAGCATCACCTCGATAGCCGGGGCAAAATCTTTGTAGCCCGGGTTTTCGAATGCTTTGCCGTCAATGACTGTGGATCGGTCTTTAATGATCACGGCTTGTCTTACCACTTTTTTAATTGAGCCGCCTTCCATTTCTTGCATGCGTTCCATGAGCACCAGTAAGTCAGGTTCGTATGCTGTCTCGCCCTCCACCTTCATCTTCACTCCGGACTTGTAGATTTCGCGCTTGCCGGTTTCCTTGTTGATTTCGTTCTCGTATTCATAGCCGGCTCGGCCGGTCATGATGATGTGGTAGGGATCGCGCACAAAAAGATCCGAGAATTCATTTTTCCAAGTCGGCTTGATAACGCCCCAATCTTGGAATTCAAGCCGGGTGCGTCTGACTTTTTCAGCGTAGGATTTTAGGAAGTCTTCCCAGACATGGCTGATTGAGTCGATGATCAGAATGTCGCTGGCACCCTGTCTTAGGCGCGTCATGGTTTCTTTAAGATCGGCGAGTGATCGCGATTCTCTGATCAGCACTTCGATGCCTTCAGCAGCAAACATGGGCTTTAAGAATTTTGCCGCTTTTTCGGTATCGAAGATAACGATTGGCTTTTTGGACCCGATGCGTTTGTAGAGTCCGACGGCGATTTGAGCCGCGGTGTAGGTTTTGCCCGTTCCAGCGAAGCCTTCGAAGGCTGCTTTGAAATAGGGCTTGGTGTTTCCGATCGGCGTAAAGAAGTTGTCTTTGTGTGCCGATGGCGCGCTTTGTTGTGTTTCGTTCATAGATATTGACTCCGGAGAGGATATTTGAGATAATTAAGTTGTTCAATCTTGTTATCCAACTCCCTCTCGCAGGGAGTTTTTAGTTGGTTATTTTTCCATTTCTTAGATTTCTCATATCGATTCCTACATTGAGTTTCGGAAATCGATCAGCTAAGAATTTTTCTACGTTAACTTTGCCCTTTGAGCCGATATGCCATAGATCAATAGCTTCGGTCGGCCGAGGATCTTTGTAATCGTAGATGGTGATCACGGGAGCATTCTTTTTGTTTGCTGTTTTGAATGCCCATTCGGCCTTAACCTTTTGATCACCCGATCGCCATTCGCCCTCTTTGGTTCGATCATTGGGCTGGCCAAGATGCTCCACTAAAAATTGATAGGTTGCAGTGAGGTATCCGCAAAAGCTGCTTCCAATGGTTTCGTCAGAGGTGGCTTTAATGAGTTTTTTCATACGTTGCTTTTTATGACTTCGCATTCCACACAATTTTCTCTCCCGTTGTTGTGCGGTTTCTCGCAAAGGTTTTCTTCTGAAGATTGCTTTCCGAATGCCCTGTCCATTCCTTTGGCAAGG